CCGTTGGCTTTATCCGACTCATATATCTGGAATGTAAATGTCGGCTGCTGATCACCGGGGACGTTGGTGAATCTATGCTTAAAAGATATTATATCAATTCTAGAATTAGTATCAACAAACCTGAGTAGGGATGGGCTTGCTTCGTCCCTAACTACTTCTCCGTAGTTAGTTACGTAAGAAGCTAGTGGATCTATTGGCGTTGAATGGCCAGCTGAATAAGACGGAGAAGACACCTCTGTTCCAACAAAGGTGTAATCTCCGTATTAAGTTTAATCCACTTTTTGATCTATAATATGAATAGTTTTTGTAAAACTTATTGTTGTACAGGTTGATAGAACCAGTTGTCCAAACATTCCCATTTTTATTAAAGTCTCCAGTTTGGAAACCTAATAGGTAGCTTTTCATTACTGATTCCTTTAACTTAATCTAGCCAAATAGAATACTCTGAAGTTACTCCATTTTCTGGGTGCACAAACATTAAATGCTGACAAGGTCTACTCATGGATGAGAAGTACTCTTGGGCATAGGTGTTGTAGCTTTCTGGAGAACCAGAGATTCTTAGCATAGAGCTTCCTATCGTCATCTTAAACTGTTGATGATAATGGCCCATGAAAACATCGTCAAAATGTTCAGGAATTGCTCCGTCTTTCCATCCCATTATTTTTTTATAGTAACCATGAAAAGCATTCGGTGCAGGCATTTGGTCGCCGTGAATTAACAAGCTACTGTAGTTTCCAATTGTGTCAACGGCGTACCAATTTCTCTCGCCTACACCATCTGGAATATTGAAAGTGATTCTTTCATCATCGCCAACAATCAACTCTATAATCTTATAGAGCATTCTATCCATGTTGGTTTCTGGGTCATGTTGTTTGCGTGTTGTTCCACCCACTGCTCCGTGGTTTCCTATCACGCCAGTGATATGCACATGATTGAAGTTTTCCAATGCGGTCTTAACAAAGTTGCCAAGTATTCTTGGCCCATTAACAGCGACTTGTCTATACAGACCCGAATCTATAAGATGGCTTTGTCCAGGGAAAATCTCCTCACCCTCAACTATATCGCCTAACAACCAAATATGAAGATCGTTTACTTCATGATCCATTCTTTGGATTTGTACTATTTCTAATAGCTTTTCTGTATATCTTTCTATTCTTTCCTCTAATACATTTGTATTATAATCAGGTGTTACTTTGCCCATTTGCCAGTCTGCAAAAACTACGACTGCAGTTTCTGGAATTTTTTCTTTATTCTTTTTTAAAGAAGGGGCTTTAATTTCTGGGAATTCAAAGCCGGCAAAAGCATCGTATGCTGCAGCGTAGGCTGCTCTCACGACCTCGCTTTGTACATTCTTAAGAGTCTCTACTCTTTTAGCTAGTCTTCTATTTTCTGATCTTAAAAAGTCATTTCTTGAATCAGATATTTCTGACAATAGATCTTCTGACTCTTCTTCTTCTTCGTCTTCTTTTATTTCTACAGCGGCTGATTGTGCGTACATTGAATCTTTTTCGTTAATGTAATCAACAACTTCTTCTTGCGAGATTTCCTCTACAAAAGAAGATTCCCCCAAGATGTCGCCATGGCCTTCGCCAGTAAAAACCACGTTTTTAGCTTGAGCTATATTTGGGGCGCGAACTATATGCTTGTTTGTAACAACAAAAGTCTTTTTCATACCTAACCTATTCTAGGGTTAATAATTGTTAATGCCCATTATAACAGAATTAATAGAAACACTTCCAGCTACAGGGTATATTTTATCGCTAGATGGGGTAAAATCTTTTAGCGGTATTTCTTTTCCATCTGCATTAAACGAGTTTATCGTTACAGACCTTATGTAATCTGAAGACAACTTAATTTGTCTTTCTATTTCAGATACAGATATAGTGGTTCCAACCGTAGATGAATTCAAGTATCTTCTCACAAATAACGCAGCTTGGTTTCTGATGCCGGCAGCAAGGCTTTCTGAAGCAGTTGATGAAACCATTATTGTAGCCATAACGTTTACAGAAATCTTCTCTGCCACTCTAACGTTAAACCTAACGCCAACTGGCTTAACGTTAATTATTGTGTTATAAACCATTTCTGGCATCATCTTTATTTCTGCTGTTGATTCAGGGACAATAATAACATCGCAAGAACCCAGGCCATACGAAGACTCTCTCAGCCTAACATCCTTGACACCCTTTATGGATAGGGCTGCAAAACGCACTGCCTCAACCGTACCAGCCGTACGGGTCTTTAATGCGCCTATTATTCTTGTTCTATAGTTGTCGTCAGATTCTGAGTTAATAATGGCATAAACTTCTTTTGGGTTATTGCAATATACCACAACGCCAGGAGGGCTAATAAAATTATGTCTAGTCAAAGAACCTACTGGAGCAGTATATGTATTATCTGTGAAATCTGGTATAACTAAACCATAGGCCCTTGTTGTGCTCGCCCCTATGCTCACAGCACCATTGAGTTTAAACCTATACTGCTTTGTGCTAAAATTATCTACGTTAGTGTATATGATCGTTCCCTTAGGGATCACAATATCTACGCTATACGGAGTCTGTATATAGAACTCTATATTATAAGACTGTCTTTCCGCCGCGGCATTGTCTGAAATGTCTTTTCTTCTAATATTATATAGGTCGCCAATGAGATCTAAGTTACGGCCAGAAGCAGTAGACAAACCCCCTTGTCTAAGGGTAAAAGAAAGCGAAGAATAAAGATCTGCTATTTCAGAACCCATAGCTTCAGCGAATGCTCTGGCTACCGAACCAGGTTGTACAGCAGCAATACCGGCATTTTGTTGTAATGAATCTAAAATAGAATTAACTATTTGTGATTTATCTTTTGTACCGTATATCATTTTATCCTCACAAATTTTGTGTTACAGACAACACAATTGGTTCATTGCTATCAGTGGTTATGTGCACATCAAATCTAATTGAGTCTGCACTGGTGGGGACAGAAGTTATTTCTATATTCCTACCTTGAAAAATATTTTCTTTTTCAAGCGCTGCCCTAATTAATCTTTGTCCTAAATCTCCGGTTTCTTTACTCTGTGGCATCCCGTAAAGAATAGAAAGGTCAGTCCCCAAATTTGGATATGTAAAAAAGTCACCAGGCTCTGTCATCAATCTAATATAAATTTGTTGGACATCATTTTGAGCTCCAGAATTAACTAATGATAAATCTTTATTGCCATTAATTAATAAATCACCAGACATCGTTAAAAATAAATCAGACATTTTTATCTTTATCAGCCTTTTCTTTAGCCTGTTGATTTGAATAACCATTCTTCATTAGTTCTACTACGTACTCTACATATTCAGTAGAATGATCTTTTAGAATATTGTCCAAGAAAACAATCTGGTCAGGGTTTAAACCTTCCATTGAAAATGCGGAGGTATACTTCTGCCCAGTTTCAGGTTGTTGTTGACTAAAACCGTACTCTTCGTTAATAGTAATAGGCTTTTGAGCTTCTTTCTGATCTATATCTTTAAGTTTAGCGAGGTAATGATACGCGCTATTCTGTGCCATATGTATGCTTTTAGGGTCTACCTTTACTAGAGTTGGCTGGGAGTAGTCAGATGCTGAATAATTAAAGTTAAACTCATTCCACCTCAAGCCGTCTTCAGCGCAGAAAAATCTTACCTTCTCCGCGAAGAAGGATATCGTTCTGCTGGATGCGCTTATAACTATGCCAACCCCTGGAGCAGCAAATATCTCTACATCTCCTTCATCATTCAATCTTAAGAATGAATTTGTGTCAGGGTGGTTTAGCCCAACTTCTCTTTGAGAAAACTGGTTTCTTCTACTAAGTTCAGCCCCTACAGGGAAATTTGCATTTGGTTGACTTGCATTTTGTTTTGCTGTGTTGTCCATCTTATCTTGCCATAAACTTTGGTATTCCAGTATTAACCGTATAATTACTAGAGTAGTTAGACCCTAAATTGCTTTCTTCAAAATAGCTTATAACATAAGCCTTGTTCTCATTGTCGTCCCTAAAGCCTACTAAGCAACGTGTTCCTGGTTCTGGTGCAACATTTTGAACACCCATTATAGCAGGGCAGGGGACTGAACTTATAATGTTTCCAACCTGGCCAGAATACGCATCGTCCAATATGATTGTCGCCAGATTGCTTTTTTTATCAAATTGCATGATGACACCAGGCCTTGTCTTGGCTTGACGCATTCTTGATAAATCAATTTGATTTT